AGCCGTAGTCAGCAAGCCAGATTTTACTGCCCTCGATCGAGTGAACGACCGCCTGATGATGCCACTTGCCGTCAGATTTCCTGTAGAAGTCAATCACATCACCCGGCACAAGCTTGCTCTTGGTCTTGACCGTGGTCTTCTTGAGCGAGTAGATTCCACACTGCCAGAGCAAGGTATCCACCCCGTAATTACAGCACGTTATACGAGTCCTGCCGTCCTTGCCAGTGCAGATTTCGCCGATAGTACCTTCACGGCATTTGGATGTGTTCTTCTTGCTGTAGAATGATTCGGATGCCTTGCCCTTGAAGAAGTACCATGACTTTTTATTCCAGTAGCAGATGCCGAAGATGTACATCAGACCGCTGACATACTCGATCCGTTCATGCAGCTGCTCGACCGTGGTAATCGGGTCCATGTGTCCGTACTGTCTGGCAAAGACACCGCCCAGTGACTTGACGTATGCTCCGTAGCCGATGGAGCCGACAAGCGAGGCGTAGGTCTTGGCGTTGACTTTGTGGGATGTGATGATCTTTTCAGTCTCTTCCGTCCATTGTCTCATTATCCACCTCTGGAATACCCGCAAGGGATGTGACATAGGAATACAGAGCCGCAACAACAGCAACGGAAATAACATTCTTCCAGTCTATTTCCTGTACTGTCATTCCGACTGTAATCATGCCAAGCACGACCTGTGCGGCAGTTTTGATGGCACGGACAGAGGCCGCTTTCCACCATGCTACCGATGTTAGATTGTTCACTGGGTCACCTCCCCTCCATTATCGCCTTTTTTAACGCCTTTTTTAACGCCCAACGCATTAAACCGCTTCCAACGTGTTGAAATGAGTTTTCTGCGTTGGGTCAATGTGTTTGTGTGTTGGCACGGTTTATCCCTTTTCATTATACCTTGCCATGACTGCGGCATCACCGCTTAATGGGGACAGCCATAATAATTCCGAAACTCAGACACAGGACACGTATGGGTGTCGATGCGTCTTGCAAACGGCTAGACCGTTTCAATTATTCCTCAATCGGCACCAACGTCACAACGCCGTCCACCTTGACTAGCCTGTGGGTAGCGTTTCCAGACCCGTCCACAAGCACCCATCCTTCGATGTTACCCGGCTTGGAGGAAGTAGTAGCCCGTCCCCCATCGTACCGCACACGATCAAGGACACCGTCTTTGTCGATATCATAAAGAACAGTCTGGCCTTTTGCTGTGACCATGCCAGACACCCAGACGCAGAGTTCCTGAGATTCCAGACGGGATACCCTCTGATTCAAATCTGCAAGCATGGCGGCGACATCAATCTGCTTAGTATCGTCTGCTTTTTCAGCGGCAAGGGTCAGCAGTTCGTTCCGTTCCGCACTCGTCAACTCGCCCACGGCATAGTGCCGCTCGATGATGGACTCCACGTTTTCAAGGACATAGCCTCCGAGGTTGATGATGGTTTTGATATTTTCGTACATGGGAACCTCCTTAACTCAGAGCCGCTACTACTGCGGCAAGTTTCTTGTCGATATACTTCTGAACGTCCGCTCTGTACTCCACCTCCGTGTCTCCTGCCGTATTCCAGATGTTGTTGGAGCCGAGCAGTGTGTTCAGGTCGGCGGGGTCGATGGCATACTCCGTTTCCGCCCCACCCATATCGACCACTTGCGCTCCTGTTGTCGGTGTGGTTCCTGCGACATATTTGTCCATGTTCGAAATCCACGGACCGACAAGTGCCTCACCGTTGTAAGAGGCGTAATAAGGTCTGGTTTTAAGCACTCCCCCCGTCACATCATCCACCCCTCCGTAGACGGTCAACTGATTGCCGAGAGAGTCGGTGTAGGTGCGGGTGATGGTTGCGCCGGTGTAGGGTTCGTATGCTGATGCAGAAGAACCAAGTTCAAGCATAGGGTTTGTCAGGGTTAGTTTTGTATTCCCCGTATTCCTGTTTGTAATCATAAGGGCGATGTATCTTGCTGTTGGATAGCTCGCAAGCGTAATCGTCCAATTGATATTAACAGGGTTAGAGTTTCCTATCAGCTTATCTAAGACGGAATAATCGGAATCAAGGACATAAATCGAAAATCCTTGATTCCCCTGAGAACTAAGAACAGCAGACGCTTTAATATTGCCTGTATAACCGCATATATCTTGCATAAGCGCAACGGTCTGCCATGTCGAAGAGAACTCAATCTCAAAGACGCCCCCTCCCTTGTCTGTAAGTGTTTTTTGTGAGTCTGTAACGGTAAACGTATGCCCTATATCTTCGTTATATGAAAATCCGTCATACAATTTTAGCGGAAGCAGATTCTTCCCCGTCCTCACCACATCCGCTCCCGTGTGGCCGGAGATGGGTCGTATATTCTGAGGAGACGGGTCACCACTCCCCGCTTGAATCGGCTCAATATTCAATTTCAGCGACTTCACAGGCACATCATCCGCACCGTCACTGAACGAGGCAATGCTTCCCGATGCGGTGTCAGTCGGAAATACTTTGAGGAAATCTTCTTCGGATACTTCGCCCGTGTTTCCTCTAGGAATGGTCAGGTTCAGCACAGGGTTTTCATCCGTCCCCGTGATACTTGCACTTGCATCCGTTCCCGGAGCGCCTGTGGTCACAGTTCCGACAGAGAAGGACGGAGTAGCACCCGTAGGGCCTTGTGCGCCTGTTGCTCCTGTCGGGCCTTGTGGCCCTGTTGCGCCCGTAGCACCTTGCGGCCCCTGTTCACCTTGAATACCCTGAGGCCCCTGTTCGCCCTGTGGCCCCTGTATGCCCTGTATGCCCTGTTCGCCTTGAGGCCCCTGTGCGCCCGTGTCACCCTTGTCACCCTTCTGCCCTTCCGGGATTCCGAGTGTCAGCGTACCATCTTCCCATGTGGCAGAAGCAGAAGACCCCGGCTCGAGCGTTTCCGCAACCACAGTCATGCCCTCGATCTCTTCTGCGGCTCCCTCCGCACGGCCCACCGCATCATTCATCGCCTCGATGAGGGAGTCAATTGCTACCTGTTCTGCCGGATCAGGATCGACTTCTCCACGCGTCACTCTGTCTCTGGGTTTGATGCGGATGTCATATCTCGACTCTACTGCGCCTGTGTCGGTGCCGGTGATAACGACATACGCAATTATCTCCTTGCCAGTAGTCAGCAGTTCGTCAGGGATCTCCGCAGATCCGCCCACAGCCGTGATCGGTGTGGCAGAGGTGTCGCCCTGGTTCAGGAAGTCCACCACGAAGTATGTCGGCAGCGTCCATCCGTCAGCAGTGAAGTCCAGGACCTGCTTGACATCATGCTGGAAGATGATGGGCGGCACATAGATCTTCGGTAACGCTCCGAGTGTGACGGGAATGTGGTTATAGATCATTTGTTACTCTCCTTTTCGAGGTGCTCCACCTTTGTTTCCAGTACCGGGACCCGCTGGGCGAAGTCATTATGGAGCCTCACCTCACGGGTCAGTTCTTCCAGTTTCGCTTCCATCACTGCCTGATTGATCTTTATCTTCTCGTCTGTCTTGTTGGCTGAGTACAGCACCGTAATGATGGTCCCGATCAGTGGAATGACGGACGAGATTATGGCTATCAAGATTGCGTCGTTCATGATGTGTGCCCTCCCTTACTCTGGATCAGGATAGATATTGTAGTCATACGGAATGATGGTCATGCTTTTCACGGTGATATAAACAGGCTCGTAGTTCGTGCCGGTTGAGAAGCTGCTGGTCTTGTGCCTCAGCTTGAAGGTGATGCCATACATTCTGTCCACAGTTACATCTATCGGGAAAGCGACCTCGGAATCATCCTCATGCTCGGAATCCACATACTTGTCATTCAACAGCACTGTACTGCCCTGTCTGGCGTGGATTGTCGCACTGACGCCGATGCTTTCCACTCGTTCGCAGAACGGCCTCGACAGCGGAAGCGACACATAGATGTCCTTCTTGCTGTTCGCCAACAGTCCGTAGCAGTAGGCAAGGTCAACACCCACACCGTACTCGCCGGGATGAATCTCCCACGCGGGGCGGACGGGAATCTCAGGAGAGTAGAATCTCCTGTGTCTGCCTCCTGAGCCGTAGTAGGTATCATACTTCTTGAAGAAGACGATCGCGTCCTCTGGCTGGTTCCATCCTGCCATCAGTCGCAGTCGGTTCCTGTCCACGATCTTGTTCAGGTACGGAGTGCCGCCCTGTGCGTAGGTCGGGTCTTCGGCGTCACCCAGTACGATCTTGTCAGGCAGGAACTGCCCTCTGGGTCTGTATTCAGCGTCATACCAGTCAGCCGCCACCTGATCTCCGGAATCGCCGGCATAGGACTGCACCTTGTTGCCTCTGGCGATCATGCCGCCATGAGGATAGGTCACTGTGTCATTGGGCAGGTCGATAGGTATGGGCTGTTCTGTTCCGTGGTTGAGCTCCTGATAGTTAATGTCAGCGGCCTTCAATCCGAAATCAGAGAAGGTCGTTTCGTCGGCGTCTGCTGTCGGTGCTGTCTTCTTTCCTGTTACGGTAACAGTGCCACCGTCAATTCTGGTCTTGCTCAGTGCCGTGTAGGTGACGTCAGTTTCCACACCGCCCTGCGAGGTGACCTTGCCTGTCAGTGTCTTCAGGCCTCTGCTCTGGAAGACGCCAGATCCCAGATCCCAGAACGTAGGATACTGCGTGTCCTCCGGATCCGATGTGGATGTGTTCGGATCTCTGGGTCCCTGTATCTTGATGGCCCTGAGCCGTCCTGAATCAATGAAGTTTGCCACGAAATGCCCGTCCAGTGTCCATGCGGTCGTGAACGGTCCGTTGTAGCCTGTACTTGAGAAGCCGATGCCATTCAGATTGATCCGCAGAACGTCCATCGCAGTCGAGATGTCGTCCGTGTCCATGATCAGGATCTCCTGCGGCTCTCCGTCGGCGTTGCGGTTGATGACCACGTGGCCTCCGAGCCCGCCTGCGATCAGGTCAGTTGCGGCATCGATAGCCGCCTCCATATATGTCTTTGACGGAGTGGTGCCCGCCAGATCCTGCACGGACTGCTCCGTCTTCACTAATGTCTCTGCCAGTGTGCTCTTCGGATCGCCCAGCTCCATGACTGTATAGCGTTCCCGAAGCACGTCATAAACGACCCGGATGATCTGGGAAGTGACAGCCACGCCCAGCTTGGGATACTCGACCCTCACCCTGTCGCACAGCTTCACCCTCTGGAGGGGAGCGTAGTCCTTATATTCCTCTGTCTGCCACAGCTGAACGAAGGACACGGTGAGGTTCTTTGTCGGAACCGTCACAGCGTTCTCATTGAGCCATGCGGTGGCAGCCGTCCGCAGTTCATTCTCCGTCGGCATCGTCTGGAAGTCCTGCGACATATCCAGCGATGTGATGAGCAGGTCCGTGACACCAGTGAGTGCGACCGCACCTTCCGTCAGTGTGACCGTCGCTTCCTCGCCGTCCTCGTCCATTCCGACCCAATACGGAGCCACAGCATTGAACACTCCCTCGCTGTCGGTGTCCTGTGTCAGTGACTCCAGGTTCTTGCCGTAGCGGATCGTGACGTCCGTGTCCTGCCCACGATGGAGCCAGAACTTGACCGTGAACTTGTCAAACTCGTATTCACCAGTGCCGTACACATCGAGGATACTGCCTTCCATGCCGCCCAGAGCCTGCCTGACCGACATCGGGACGGGCACGGAGAATGGGGCGAGCACGCTCTTGTCCGTTGTGAACGTGAACGGATTGGTGTTGATGGCGTGTGTGCCTAGCCCCGTAAGGGCGTCGCTGAGGCTTGTTACGGTGAACGGCTTAATATATATGCGGTTGAGGTCGTAGCTGATGTGCCGTGCATACAATGTGATCACACCGTTCAGCGGCCTCGTGATCTTGTAGATCCGAAAAGGCTGGAGATCCGTAGCATCACAGTGCCGGCAGAGGATAATCATGCCCTCTTCCAGTTCGGCGTAGTGCCTGCCGGTGATAGGGTAGGTCATGGTCAGTTCGTACTTGCCGTTGCGCTCTTCCTCCACCAGACAGGACAGAGCCTCTGCCAGCCTGCCCTCACCGTTCGTAGTAAAGGTCTGTGCAGTTTTCGCATACAGGATAGGGATCATAGTCTATACCATCTGGGTGTAACTTCCACCTTCGTGATGCCTGTGCCTAAATCAATGCCGTTCGAACCGGGCTTCAGGACCGGGAAGTCCTCGCCCGTGAATGTGACGTTGCTGTTCTTGCTGGTCGTGCCCTTATAGCACTCTCTCATCTCGCAGTCGATGTCCGTGTAGACATCAGCCGCGCTGATTGTGATCGTGTCGGTACCGATTCCGAGCTGACCTGTGCCGTAGACTCTCAGTAGCGGTCTGGCATCAAACAGCGTCGGATTGCTGATAGTTCCGTCTGCCGTAAACGTGGTTGCGCTCTCTCCGGAAGTGAGGAAGCGGCGCGGGTCACGCATGAAGGTGATGGTCAGCTCGCCGGCCTGGAGATTCTTGGACGGTTCCACTTCCAGGCCGTCCTCGAAGTATGCCAGGTAGAACTCATCGGTGTGATAAGTGTCCGTCAGTCTCTTCATGCCACGCTTGGACATCAGAGCGTTCCGGAGTCCCTGGATGTTCGTCTTGAATGTCGATTTAACAAAGGCAGGATACTCATGCTTGATCATGTTGAACCTGCCGTTGTCGATCGTCAGCACCCCGTCCCGTCCGGGGATCTCCAGTGTAGTGATGTCCCTGGAAGCAGCATTGTATACGCCGCTCCCAGAGATAAACACACCATAGGTGGAGGACAGGACGCTATCGAATGTAAATGTATTTATCATGCGTATACCGCCCTTTCCTGCTGCATCCTGAACTGGATCTCATCTGCCACAGCCTCAGCCAGGTCATTGACGTTCATGCCCGGTGCCGCATTGACCACGATATTGTTCGTGATATTACCGGCAAGGCTCTGGAGTTTCTTCAGCCCCATGACCACCTCTGCGCCTGCTCCGTCTCCGAATCCCTTCAGACCGTTGACGGTCGGCAGGACTGTCGGCTTGGTAAACAGGACCGGATCATCGTAGGCTCGTTTGTACCAGTCAATGCTGATGCTCGGAGCATGACCGACGCCGCCTATGCCCCACGGTACCTGACCGCCGTTAATCTTGAAGTGCGGCAGCTTGATCTTCGGCAGGGAGAGTTTGGCGTTGTTGACGATGTTCTTGATCTTGTTGATGGCGTTAGTGATAGACGTCTTTGCGGTCTCGATCGGTTGCGTCATGGCTGTCTTGACCGCATTGAACTTGGTCGTTACGGTGTTCTTGATATTGTCAGCCGTCGATGTGACGGTGCTCTTAATATTATTGAAGGTGTTCGATACAGCAGTCTTCGCGCCTTCAATCTTCTCAGCGATGCCGGTCTTGATGGCGTTCCAGTCATTGATCAGACCATCCTTCATCTGCTTGCAGGCGTCCTTGGTGTAGTTCCATGCCTTGACAAGCAGGTCGATCGCAGTCTTAACGCCCTTGATCGTGATTGGTATGCCAGCCAGTGCTGCCGTGATCAGTCCGATTGCGGCTGCCACAGGAGCTCCCAGTGTGATGATCGCACCGATCGAAGCTACCAGGCCGCCGATCAGAATGATGAGCGGTGACAGGATCGCCAGGATGCCAGTGATCGCCAGGATGATGGCTGTCTGCTCCGGAGTGAGCTCTCTGATCTTCGCAGTGACGATTTCGACCTTTTCGGCGATGACCTCCAGAGCGGGAGCAAGCGTCTGCGCCACATCAGCACCGACCGCTCCCATCGTGGCGGAAACATTTGCCTTCAGTTTGTCGATGGTGTCGTTTGTCTCGTTCAGGGTATCCAGGACATCCTGCTCGATGATGAGGCCCATGTCCTGAGCCTGGTCGCCGTATGTCTGAAGAGCCTGACCGCCGTCATCAATGATGCCCGCCAGAGAGTCCGCAGACTTTCCGAACAGGTCCATCGCCAGCTGGTCACGTTCTGTGCCGTTCTCGACCTTGCTGAGAGCACTGATGGCGTCGTAGAACACATCCGTCGCATCACGCATGGAGCCGTCGGCGTTCGTCACGGAGACGCCCAGCTTCTTCCATGTGTCCGCATGACCGGTCATGTTCTTCTTCATCTTGGTCAGCGCACCGGTGACGTCCTCGAAGGACACATCGATCAGATCCGAAGCGTATTTCATCTTCTGGATCTCTTCGGTGGTGAAGCCGGTCTGCTTGGCTAAGGTGTTGAGGTCATCCGCACCGGTGACGGCGTCGTAGCCCATCTTGAGCAGGGCTCCTCCGAAAGCAGCTGCCGCCGCAGAGACCGGAGCGAGCTTCTGCCCGAAGTCCTGGATCTTCTTGCCCGCTTCCTGCAACTCCCTGCCGACTGCCTTGATCTGCTGAACAGCTACGGAACCGAAGTCTTTGTATTCCTTCTCCAGTCCTTCCAGCTTCTTCTCGGTGTCAATGATTTCCCGCTGAAGGGCATCCCACTCGGCAGACCCTTCCTGCACCTGGCTTTGAGCCTTCTTGAGCTCTGTCAGCCGGTCCTTGGTCTTCCCGATCGCGTCCTTGAGCAGTTTCTGTTTCTGAGCGAGCAGTTCGGTGTTCTTCGGGTCCAGCTTCAGGAGCTTGTTGGTGTCCTTCAGTGCGGTATTTGTCTTCAGTAACGCCTTGTCAACATCCGACAGAGCCTTATTCAGTTCTGTGACGTCACCGCCGATTTTGATGGTGACGCCTTTAATTCTTCCAGATGCCATGCTCAGAACCTGTCCATGTCTTCCTGTGTTGCCACGTAGTTATAAGTTTCGTTATCGTTGTTGGCTTCGGTCATAATGTCCACGACCATGCCGTAGTCCAGCTGATCGAGGTCAGTCAGGCTGAGCCCTAACTGAACGCACCGCAGCGCATACAGGGCTGTTGTATACGGACGGTCGGTTACACGCCCTTTTTTTTTGGCGTCACGGTCGGCTTCTGGGACTTGGACCAAAGCACCAGAATGTCACCGACTGCGTTGATGAGGTCCATCGGGGCGAACTGATCCGCCCATTCCATGAAGCCGTCTTCCGTCAGCTTGTTCATGTCGGCGCCGTCGTAGGCCATCGCCATGATGTAGCCCATCTGGGTGTACAGGGCTGGGTCAACTTCCTTCTTCTGCGTCTCAGCCAGGAAGTCCCGTCCGAAGATCTTCCTAAAACGAAGAAGGGACGAGCCGGTTGCGCTCATCCCCACTTCAGTCGTTCCGATAATGATTGTGTCTGTCATGTATTACCTCCCTGTTTGTTACGATGCCGCCGGCGTATGTACCGAGCTGTACCAGTTCGTGTAGGTGGTGGCGTCAGTGCTGGCGTTGGTCTTGCCTTTCACGACGTACTTGTCCACCGCAGCGATGTACAGGCCCTTGGCGCTCAGGTTCAGGCTCTCGGTCTGGGGCTCGATGTTCTCGCCCTTGGTCTGGGAAGCCTCAGCCGGCCTGCTGGCGGTGCAATTCAGGAAGCTGCGGCGAGTAGCCTTCACATCTCCCTCGAACTCATACAGCAGGGCAAAGGGCTTGATCGGAGCATCCTGATCCTCGAAGAGAACGCCTTTTGCATCAGCGAAGTCACCCAGGACATCCTTCCGGAAGGAATCTGGAATCGCGGCGAACTCGATCGTGCCTTCGTATCCGTTGTTACCGTTGGTTTTGTAGTACTCATAGTTGTCCGCATAGAACGGAGTATTATCACCCTGCGCGTCCATGCTCATCGTCACAGCGCCGGGGATATGAACGGGAGTGCCGAACTGCGGCTCGTTGCTGGCATTGAAGGTCAGCAGAGCGTAATGCACATTCGACAGGCCGTATTTGATTTTGTTGTCAGCCATTGGAAACCTCCTCTGTGAGATCCTCTACGGGTTCTTCCGCGAGCACGAACTCGCTGGTGTATGTGACCATCTGCATCTTTTCGGAGTCGATATAGCTCTCCATCTTGCCGCACACGATCCCGGCGGCCTCCAGTGCCGACTCGACAGCCGCCTCCGCCTCGAAGTCCTTCTCATCGGTGTACAGTTCCACCGTCAGGCTCTCGATCTTGGAGTACTGCCCGTTGTCCGCGATGAAGTCATCCCGACCGGGATAATAAAAGCAAATGAACGGCGGCTGCTGGCCTGAGTCCTCCGGGAACTGATAGTATGCAGTTGGATACCCGATACTGTTCAGCATCGTGGCAATCTCTGAATGTGTCATTTCAGTTCCTCCAGTCTCTTAGTGATTCTCTGCTCCAGCTCTTCGACCGCAAAAGTTTCGGCAGGCGCTATGAACGTCCTGCCTGCCACCCTGCCGCCTCCGCGCTTGGCATGACCGTTCTCCATCAGGTGGGCGACCGAAGCCGTCTTTCCTCGACCGTGAACGGTCACAGCAGTACTCAACCGGCCCTTCTCCGCTGTCGTAGTCCAGCCCTTCGGCGTCTTGCCCTTGAACACGGAAGCGTTGGCCTTGACCTGCTTCGTGGTGTCCTTTGCCACTTCCTCGATGGTCTCGTTGACCACCGTCATGGCTTCATCGGCATATTCCTTCAGGGCCTGCCTGATCAGATCGGCAAAGTCAGCCATTTGTCCCGCCCTTCCGCTCTGCGTACAGTTCCAGATCGTCCGTCCGGGTGCGGTAGGTGCGATAGATCGCGTACCGTCTGCCCTTGTACTCGCAGATGCTCTCACCGTTGTAATCTGCAAAAAAGCAGCCGAAGACGTATTCCGGGTTCAGGCCATTTCTGCCCGCTTCAAAAAATTCTGATCTCGTCACGCTCTTGACCTGCACAAAAATGGAACGAGGCGTTTCGGACATCCTCCACACTCCGTTCCTGTCTTGCGTCTTGGTCTGGGCAATCAAAGTCAGCTGTTCGCTTCTGTCCATGTCGTTGTCCCCGTATTTGTACTCAGCTGCGCCTTCTGTTCGTCATACGACCGTTTCAGCCTGTCATACTCGTCAGGCTCGCCGAACCGCATGAGGAAGTAGGTGATGGCAGCCTGCTCGATCAGCGGGTTCCGCGTCTCCGGGATCGTGACGCCGGCAACCTGAAGGTCTTCCATGCCGGCTTCCAGGAGGTCAGCGATCTGCTGGTCAAATATCTCCGTAGTGATCCGCTTCGCCATCTTTGCCTTTGTGATAAGCATATAATCAACTGCCATCGTTCTTACTCCTCAGCCATTCCTGCTCGTCGTATATCTTCAATCCAATATGTCCAATCGTGGCACGGGAATCGCACCACAGCCTCTCCCCTGCCATCTTTGCCCGAAGGCAGAACGACAGATCCTCGCCGAAGCCCGGGATCGGCATATATAACATCCGTCCGTACTTCTCAACGATCCGCCGCAGGGCGTCCACTTTCATCATCACGCAAGCCCCGCCGAAGGCAGCGACCTCGAACAGCATATCTCTCGGGTAGTCCTCATACCGCTTGGAGACGGGATTCAATAACCCGCCTTCAAGCTCCTGAAGGTAACATTCCTTGAAGATGACCGGCCTGATCGGAGGCTTCCGACCAAAGCACAGCCCGCTGACGATGTCATAGCCCGCATCCAGATCCTGATGCAGATAGGCGATCATGGTCTGGTCGAACGTCATGTCCGAGTCAAGCCACAACAGCCTGTCATAGTCACCGTCGACAGCCTTCGCCACGATCTGGTTCCGACTGTCATAGATCAGGGAGGATTCCACAAAGCGGACTTCGTGGTCTCCCCCCATCGTCAATGAGAAAAGTGAATGGACAAACTTCGTGTACATCATATCCATACACGGCACGGCTACCAATGTGTTCATGTATTACCCCCATTTGTTATGATCAGGTCTGCGCGAAGCGGACGAACGCGCTGGTGTCGATCAGCTCGCCATCGGCAAGGCAGGCGCCACGGAACTGAAGGTTTGTGGTCGTGGCGGTCTCGAACGCCTTGACTTCCAGAGGCTTGAAGATGTTGACCTTGTAAGCCTTGGGATCGCCGTAGAAGACGGTCTCTTTGCTGGAGACGAGAGCCTCAGACATAAGCACAACATCGTGACCGAACAGCTTGTAATCGAAGCCGTCGTTGATCACATAGTCGTTCAGGGCAGTCAGGGCCATGACTTCCTCAAAGAACATCTTGGGGGTCATGATCCAGATAGCGCCCTGCTGATAATTCGCGCCAAGAGTGCCCATGACCTTCAGCAGAGCAGCTTTTGTGACGGTCTGCGGGAAGGCGGAAGCATTGGCGGATACGGAGCCGGTGATGCCCTTGAAGGCGCCGCTGTTGGAACCGACGAGAACGTCAGCACTCATCTTGGCGCGGATCTGACCGGTCAGGTTCTCCACGATCCAGTCATGCACAGCATCAATCGCCATGTGGTCGATGTCAGCGCCGACGGTCAGGAGCTTCACATATTCCTGAGGAACGAGATCGACATAACCGATCACATCACTGGACTCGGTGATGCTGGAGCCGACAGCTGCGGAAGTAGCATCGTTGTTGGTTGTCGCAACAGGGAATCTCACATAGTTAGGGAACCGGGTGACGTCAACCCTGCGGAGCAGGACATCATCCTTGATCAGGCGATCCCAAACCGCATTGACGGTCATGGTGGGGATCACGGCGCCGGCGCTGGACAGAGCGGAGCGCTCTTCCTCAGTCAGCTCTCTGTGAATCAGGTTCTTTGTCCACGCATCGCGATATTCTTTGGTCTCAATACCGAACATTTTCTTTTCCTCTCTGACCTCTTCGAAGGTCTCGACAGCCTCAATAGTTACGTCCTGCGCCACCTTGTCGCGGATCTCGGCCTTCTTAGCGGCCTCAGCTTTGCGGGCCTCCATCTCTGCCTTGATCTCATCGGCTTCACGGGTAAGCGCATCAAGATCGGCCTCCGGAGCGTCCAGCTCGACCAGAATGGCATCACGGCGCTCGCGGAGTTCGTCAATGGTCATTGTTTTGAAGTCCATTAGATTTCCTCCAGTTTGAGTCTTAACTTCAGTTTCTTCCGCTCGATCTCTCTCGCCTCGGCGCGCGCACTCTCCAGTGATACCTTCGCGCTGTCCAGTGCGTCGGCAAGGCCCCTCGCCGTGATAGATGTCGCTTCATATGCCGGGAAGGTGCAGGCCGACACCTCAAAGACCTTGCGGAAAGAAAGTACTGTCCGCGTGGGATGCTCGGTGCCGATGTCCTCCCAGCTATCTTTATCAACGATGAACATGAACGACATCCCGGTAATGTCGCCACGCTCTACCGCTGAATAAAGGCTTCTCGAATCGGCATTGTTCTCCGTGTCCAGGTCGACCCGGATACTCATGCCCTTGCCCGGCAGGATCTCCATCTGCATGGTGCTGTTCGCGTTGTTGTTGCGGGACCGCGCCAACGGGATCATGTCGGTGTTGTGGTTAACTAAAAAACGCACATCTCTGAGATCCGTCTCATCGAGTGCGCCATCAGCAATTATTTCGTCATACCATCCAAGGTCCGTGCGTTCGCCGTATACGATCGGCATACCCGTCAGGAACTTTCCGTGTTCCTCGTTCTGTTCGGCACGGACCTCGAACTCAAACGCTCTGATTTCCTTCTTCATCGGTCTGTTCCTCTACTTTCTCATCTGCGTTGTAATACTCGCCGCGGATGATCCGGACATCACCGCCTTCCACAGGAGGCATATTCCAGATCTCCCTTGCGTCGTTCAGAGTGATCACGCCGCGGTCGACCAGCTGCACACTGACATCCAGCTTGTCCTTGTTGGACAGGTACTGAAGCCTGTTCGCAGTTGCCATGACCATGTTACCCTGCGACCTCTCTCTGGGTGAGAACAACATGGCGGACATGACCTCCGAGAACTGGATGGCAAAGGCTTCGCAGACGCCCTCATAGAACGCCGACCACTGGTCTCCGTATGCCTTGTTCGTCAGCACATCCTCGTTGACTCCGAAGTATTCAAAGACGCCTTCCCGAATCACCTTCATCTGGTCAGCATCCACCACGAAGGGCTTCGAGTTGACCTGTTGGATATTCTTGTAGTTATACGGGAAGAGCAGGAGCCCGCCGCCGTCCGCTGCCAGGTTATTCGCCGTGAAGCGCTTGCGTTCGTTCGCCAGGTCGCTTGGCTTGATGAAGTTATCAGCCTGGGCGATGAAGCGATATGTGGCAGCACTCTTCACGCCTTCCTCGATGCCCTGATTTTGGATGTGGATCAGGCTCATGGTCGGAAGCAGCGCCATGTTGGAATCTCCGAACAGGTCGTTCTTATACTGGAACTTGGTCATGATCCCGCACAGGTCGAGCTCGATGGCAGCCGTATCACCGTTCTGAAACTTGTAGCGCAGGTAAGGCTTCCCGCCGAACTGCACTGCCTCGCAGCGTGTGGTGAGCGGCGTATATACACCGGATATCTCCCCGTACTCATCGAACACCGGAACGATAAAGGCAGTGTTATGGACGTCCAGGATCGTGCTCAGACGGTACAGGAACTGGCTCCAGGTCTGGAGACTGTTCGGAGCATGGCGGAGCTTTGCCTGTAACGACCTCTGCGCGGCTCCGGAGATCTCCACCTTCAACTTGGAGATGTGTGTTGCCCTCGCATTGATCGCAGCCCGGATCAGCTCCGACTCATAGACCTCGCCTCCGTATGATGTGAAGTGAGGCGTATACCCGTTCAGGAGTTTGAAATCACCCTGAAACTGGCCCGTAGGTTTCGGCGTCTTGCCGAACAGCCAATCAAAAATACCCATCATTCATTCCTCAGTTGTTCGCCCAGTGCGGCGTAGTGTTTCTGTCTTACCGTCATCGCATCAATGAGAGCCGCAGTTCCGTCAATGTGTGCTTTGCCTGATAGCTTGACCAGCTTACCCCTGCCGCGCTCCGTGCTCATCTTGATAGCACTGTCGAGCAGGTGAATCTTCAACAGGTCGTTATCTCCGATGTTTATCTTTCCATCTTCCAGAAGGCCCTGCGTCTCCTGGAGGACTCCATACAGGTTCTCACCCTGGAACACATCGTCCATGTGGAAGCCGTAGCGCTCCATATCCTGTACCAGATACTGCGCGGAGAAGCGGTCATATCCGACCTGGAGCGGGTAGATCCGATACTCCTCAATCATCCGCCTGAACCAGTTGAAGCAGTCGTGATAGTCCACGTAGTTGTCCCCGCTGGGCGTCAGGAAGCCGCGCTGGATGTAGATCTGGTATGGTATGCCGTCTCGCTGTGTTGCCTCGTCGATCCGCTCCGCAGGGAGCCAGAAGTGCGAGAACACGTTCAGCCTGCCGGCCTTCTCGATCACGATGCAGGCGCTTGTCAGGTCTCGCGTCTGGGACAGGTCGATGCCTCCGACGCAATAGCTGTCCCGGAAGTCATTCAGATCGAGCGGGTCACCGCAGGCGTCGTTGACCACTTCGGCGGGGAGCCAGGCCAGCGAACTGTTCTGCTTCAGGCAGCAGTACTTCGTGATGAACTCAGCCTTCTTGGAGAGCGACCCTTCTGCCACAGCGATCTCTTCGAGCATGAAGTCTACCGACACGGACACACCCAGGTTCGGGTTAGACTTCCGTAGCTCGTTGATGTCGTTCCACTTGTCGACATCGTCGATCATGTACAGGAACGGCAGCAGACGCTTTTCCTTGCTTTCGCCCATCAAAAAACGAGTTGACCGTTTGATCAGCTCGTCGTAGATCGAGTCATTCACATACCCAGAAGTCGTGCATGAGAGCAGAAGTGCCTCGGGGCGTGCTCCCATGCCTGACTTCATGACCTCGTATTGCTTCAGACCCTTGTCTCCTTCCCATGCCGCGATCTCGTCACAAATAGCGAGGGAGGGATTGAAGCCATCTGCCTTCTTTGCGCTGAAGGCGATCTTTTTCATGGTTGAATTGGTGGCAGGATAGTAGAGATCGCCAGCACGCTTCTTGATGATCTCCAGGTCATCTTCCACCTTTCTGCCGTTGGCGTTTTTTCGCCTCCATTCGAGCTCCTCTTTTCGCTCGATCTGCTCCGGATCTAACTGAATCATCGACCAGGCGTTGCCGTAGATGATGTCAGCCTGCTCCAGCTTCGGCGCAACGTTGTAGACCCTTGCGCCATATCCTCCGTCCATCCGGAAGATGTAGTTTCCGATCCCAGACGCCACGATCGACTTGCCGTTCTTCCGTCCAATGGTCAGCAAAACCTCTCTGAACTGCCGGTTCCCGTTCTCATCCAAGATTCCGAAGATACAGGAGATCATTGCCTTCTGCCACGGCTCCAGGATGAACGGGCCAGGAGCGAGCGGGCCTTCAACATGGAAGCAGTGCTCCTCAATCCAGTCGATCGCCTCGTTCGCCTTCTTCTGGTCGAACCGGAAGCGCTTTTCCCTCAGCCCGGCGATGATATACTCGTAGATCAGGCGGATCCACCGACCGACGCGGACCGAACCGTCTTTAATTTGCTGGTAATATGCGTAAATCCAGTTAACTCCGTCCATGTCGTTGTATGTCGCGCTCGCCCGCGCAAAAAATCGAG